CGCCCATCAGCATAATCTCTTGATGATGTCGCCGTCGTCCGTGGCCTCGAATCCGCGCTTCAATTTCCGGCTCACGCGCAACCAGCCGGGACGGCCGCCAATCCGGATTTCATCGACCCGGTAGCGCCTGCACTCGGCTTCCCACGCATCGTACCACCGAAGGACGCCTTTCAAGTCGCCCGCCGCATAGCAGACGCGGGCAAGGATGCGGGGGCCTTGGCAATGCACTTGCACCAGCCCCAGCGTCCCGGCGTGCTCCCATGCGTGCAGGATGCCCCGCTGGACAAGATCAAGCATCAACGTTGGCGTTGGAATCGGGATACCTTCGACTTTGCGCACGATACGGGTTGCCATGGCGCGTATTTCATCGGCGCGCAGGATCACTTCAAGATCGTTCAACTTTCTCATTGGGGCGACTTCCCGTGCATCCAGACGCCTGCACCGCCGCCGCCCGTGATCGCCCCCGCGCCGATCCCGAAGGATTGCCAGTCGAACGCTTGCCCGCGCCACAGTGCGTAGGCGCTCTGCCCGATGAAGGCCAGCGCCATGCACGCCATCAGGACGCGCGACAAATCCCATGTGCCGTTGGTTTGCTTGAACAAACTGGCGAGCACATTTCTCATCAACGAATGACGCCCATGTGATAAAGCGTGGTCAGGAGCGCCACGGTCGTGGCCAGCAAGGCGCAGAACCACGCGATGGCCCGCCTGCCGCCCGTGTTGGCGGTCACGATGGCATTGATCTGGTCGATCTTGCCAGTAATCAGGCGAAGTTCATCCTTGATTTCATGCTCGATGATGGCTACCCGTTTCTCAAGCATCGTTGTCCTCGCATCAATGGCGCCGAGGAATCTCTGAATGTCGAAATCATCCACTTCAAACCCCTGTTTCATGTTTCGGTGAGTGTTCTCTAAATTTATTCAATCATGTTGATTTACTAACGATTTGCGTGATACCCATAAATGTCAAGATAAAATCCACTTGTTGGAGAACTGGTATAAAAGTAATCAACATTTTGATTATCATCACACGTGAAACTCACTATTGCCCCTGCTCGAGGTCCTCCAGGCGCAACACCTAATACCCCTCCGGGCGACGGGTTCATAGGATTCCCGAAATTTACAAAAACGCTAGTATCAGTGTTAGTTAGTTCAAATATGCAATATGTTGCCGTAACAGGTATCCCAATCCCAACCGAGAACGCAGTTCTCGTTGTCGCCATGCCATTTGACAAAGCACGCAACCCATTAGTATTTGGAGGAACACCATAAAATATGTTTCCACCTGAATCCATCTGAAAGGGCTGGATACTGGCACTTGCATTGGTGCGCACACTCCCCACATACCGACGTGAGTTGTCCCCCGTTTTCTGGTACGCCGTGCCGTTGTACAGAACCGGCACCGTCGTCACGCATTCAATCGCAGGCGTTCCGGCGTTGCTGTAAAGGTAAATGTGATACCAAGTCGAGGCCGTGAGTGAAAGACCCGAAAGCGTCATGGCATTAGGACATGCCAGCACATTCGCAAGACTCGGAATGTAGGCATTGCCGCTGGTGACCGTGATCGACGTCCCGCTCACCCACTGCATTTGCAGGCCGTCGATGTAGCCTTGGGGAATCACGATGCCCAGATTGGTGCGCGAAGTTGACGCGCTGGCAACGTCCGAAAGATTGTTCGTGGTCACCAGCGCGTTCGTGATGCCATAGCCTGCAACCGTTGTCGGCTTGCTGCCGATCTGCGCAAAGGTGTAGTCATTCGCCGCAGCGATCACAGCACCTGTGCGCCCGAATACGGACGTGACGGGGAAGGCGATAGCCGTGCTCCCCGCGACCGTCAAGCGCCCATCGGTGCCTACAGTAAAGGTCGCCACATGCGTCGAATCACCATACGCTGCCGCTGTCACGCCACTGTTGGCAATCGATGGGTTGGGGTAGGTGCCCGCGAGGCTTCCACCTGCTGGGCCTGAAGGGGGCAACGATGAAGGGAAAGCGATAGCCGTTGATCCTGCCACCGTCAGCCTTCCATAGGCATCCACGGTGAAGGTTGCAACGTGCGTGGCGTCGCCATAGCTTCCTGCCGTGACGGCTGTGGTGGCAAGGTCAATCGTGGGCAAACCTGCCGAGGCGTTGCCATTGGCGACCGTGACACGTCCTGCGGTGCCCGTGATAGTCGCCGCCTTGGTGCCCGTGATGCGGCCCCATGCGTCCTTCACCAGCGCCAGCAAACTACCGGTGCCGGAATCGGCAACCGTCGCAAGATCGAAGGTCGATACGCCATTGCTGCCAACCGTGTCGGTCAAGCGACTGGTGGATGCCACGGCCATAGTGGAGGCGACCGTGTAGAACCCTTTAACGCCCGTAGGCCCAGTGCCGTAGTAGTACGTGTTGCCGGGCAAGCCCCCGCCGCCTTGATCGCTGACCAGTTTGATGGTGGTCAGGTTGGCTGTCGTGGTGGTGACAATGGAATCTTCGCCGATGATCGTTACAGGCGAAGTCGGTCCCAACGTGCCTGAATTGCCGCCCGTCTGCGCACCGACCAGTGTCGGTACATTGCCTTGATCCACAGATGATACGGCGTAGCGAAACGCCGCCCGAGAATCCTGCACGCGTGAGAGGTCCATGCCCGCAAGTGCCTGCTGGATCGCTTCCTGCATCGGATCGCGCTCAAGGCTGCTTTCGTTGGAGACAATGATGGCCATGGGTCAATTTTGCACAAGGATCGTGACGGGAGACTGATCGACGGTGACGCTCGGGCTGGGGTTGGGCAGGATCGTATCGACGATGATGTTGCGGTTCGGCCACGGCGTCGAATCCATGAACTGGAAGAAACACGCGCCGATGGATGTGCCAGGTGAAGCCGTCAACTGCGCGCTCAACGAAAAATAACGATCCAGCATGTTCACCGTGGTTGGAAGGAACATGTTCTGCGGGAGCAAATTGTTGACGCTTTGCAGCATGTTCACTGCCTGCGACCGCGAGACGTACCCTAGCAATTGCAGGGTCAAGGAGATTGAAAGCGAAGTCGGGACGGGTTGCAGCAATTCGTTGGGGAACAACTCGACCCCCATCTTCAAGACCTGCTTGTTGATGGAAGCGTTCCCGGCATCGTACAACTTCGTCACCATCGTACAAGCGCGCGCCGTGGTGAAGTCTGCACCGAACTTCAAAATTTGGTTGTTGGCAACCACGAGAGATTGTGTCGTATCCTCAATGAAATAGGATGTTGCAACCCAGCCTTGTGCATCGCCGATCATCGTAAACCATTGTTGTCCTTCCAGCATGAACACGTAGCCGGACGAAAGGACGATCAGATTCTTGCCATAGACGGTCGCCGCAAACATTGTTTGCGTACCCGAGAAATTGTCGCCCATGTTGGCGCTGACGATCTGTCCGTTCAGTCCCGAATACGCCCACAACCCCGTGGTCGAAACCACGAACAGGGTATTGTCCCAAACCAAAGCCGCACGATCATTGGCAATGGAAATGCTGGACGATACAGGCGTCAGGTAGTACGTCGTGACAAGCACCGTTGATCCGGCAACCGATTGCACCTGCACGTTGTTGAGGGCCATCATGCCCCAGCCGATCAGGTACAACCAGCCTTGTGCAACCTGCAATGAATGCACCGGCCCTTGCATTGTCGGATCGGTAAGCTGGAATCCGCCTGCGTAATCGGCGGCATTGAAATCGTTGTAGGCATCGGGCGCCGTGAACAGGATTTCCATGGCCGATGCAATCCAGACGCGACCCGCGTACACGGCGATGGCTTGGCCCGTGACGCCTGCCTGCAAGACCTTCCACGTCGTGCCATCCCATGATCCGTAGCCCTTCACGGTATCCACCCACAAGAGGGCTTCGGGATTGCCTTGGGAATCAGCGCCTGTCCATTTGGTGAAGTGCAAGCCGCCTACCGTGGTGCCCCCTGCCGTGACGATCAGGTTCCATGTCCACGGCGGAGGATTCACAAGGTGAGCTTGGAAGATCGATCCATCATCCATTTGCAAGATGATCTGGCTTTCGCCATTCACCTTGTCGAACGTCCACATGTTGGCAATGGCGGTCACGAAATAAACTCCACAGGCGCCACTTGGGCACCAGCGGGTAGCGCAGCAATCGAAGTCCACGTGACGCCATCATCCGTGCTCATGATGGGCTTAGTGGTTGTGGTGCTCAATACAAACGCGCCGTTTCCATAGCGCATCATGGTTGGGTTGGATGATGCGTAGGGAAGTGCGCGCGCGTTCCACGTTAATCCAGCGTCGATGCTTTGCAAAACATTGGCCGGAGTTCCCCCATCCAATCCGAATACGAACGTGTTGCCGTTGGTCGCGCATGCGTCGTAAGGATGAGAATCATGGGGTGGAGAGGGGGTATTGACCGAAGTAATCGTTACGCCGTCGGTCGTGTAATAGGCGTGTTGCGCATTGTCAAGGACGACTGCCGTGATTCCGTTGGATGCAATCCCGGAATAGGCATTAAAGTAAGGGGGCGGCGCGGGAACGAGTCCGCCTCCCGTTATCCATCCGCCCGTAGGAAGCGAAGATTCGGTATATCGAAATAAACTCGTTGCGCCAGAAGCTGGCCCGTCAATTATCAACCATCGGCCATTGTTGAGGCGCGTAATGCCTACCGCTCCCGGCCCCGGCAACGCATACGACTGAAATGTTTTGCCGCCGTCCGTCGAAATCCATACAGAAGTCGCTCCTGAACTTCCGCCAGCGCCAGCATATTGCAGCGCAATGATTGCGTTGATATCGGGGTAATACTGCGCCACATTTGGATTGAATGCTGCTGTGCCCAGCGTGGTCGTAATCGGGAAACCGAAATTGGTAATGACTTCGTCGTTGTTCGTGCCGTTGCTGAAAATCACGGTTTTGCCCGGTCCCGTCCCCAAAGGGGCCATCGTGGAAGATGACGAAACATTGGGCGTCCGCGTCGTGGTGTTCCACGTCACAAGGTCATTGCTGTAATACAGCGTGTTGGACCCCGTGACTGTCGCCCACCATTGTGAGTTCAAGACGGGCACCGTGGACTGGAACAACTGCCCCGGCACCACAGCGAGATTGCCGGGCGCGTAGGGCATCAGGTTTTCAAGTTGTGCACACTCACCATCCCGCAAGGATGTGGGCGACGTCGAAATGTTGACCGACTGGAAATTACGCTCGATGAGCGTCTTGGAAGGTGGCGCGGCCTGACCCTGTTGTTCGTTGGCCACGGCTCACTCCAAGTTCTCGTTGTCGGGGAACAATTGCGACAGCCGCGTGGTGAAGCGGTTGGCGGACCAGCCGATGCGCTGCCCATACAACTGGAAGAACGCCTCGGCGGCGGCGGCATCGCCTTGGCTCATGCGTGCGCGGAACGCCGCGTAATACTTGACCGCCATGATGGATGAACGATCATTGATCTCGCCCATGGTCGAAAAATCCAGCAACGGCGCCGGGTACATGATGCAGTCGAGTTCGTACGCGTAGGATTGGTTCGGGATCGGACCAATGTAGAGCTTGTCGGCGTACATGGAAAACGCCACCGGCACCGACTGGAAGCCCACGATGCCGCGCACCTGCACACTGAAGTCGCTGTAGGCGTAATTGCGCAAAGGCACGCGCTGGCTGCCCCACAACACCGTCACCTGATCAATCGAGGCAATGTCGGCATCAAGGATCGAAACGCCATTCAGGGCCGTCAGGACGGGCGTGGCGGCGCTGTCCTGAATGTAGACGCCGCCTGATTGTCCGGAACCGAAACTGGTGAGATTGAGAAAGCCGCCCACCACATCCAACTGCGCGGGCTGCCCCACCGGCGTAAAGATCACGTTCGGCGTGAGCCCGGCATTGTTGAACGAGCCATTGTCGAAATCAACGTAGACGCTGGCAACACCGTTCGTGGCGTTCAAAACCGCCGTGCCCGAAGCGCCCAGCGCAATGCCCGGCGCGCCCACGTCGAACGTCACCAAGGGCGGTTGGTAATACTTTCCGGCGTTGGTGACCGTCACGGTCAGCGGGACCGTGGTGATGTTGGCCGTAGCCGTGGCGCCGCCGCCGCTTACCAGCGAATAGGGCGCAACGCCGCCCACCGGCGGTGCGGTATTGGCGGGGATGGCGAATACGCCACCGATGGAGAAGGTTTCGATGCCACCCGGCAGGGTGACGGCCAGGAGCTTGCGCAGACAGCCGGTATCGACGCATACCGTGGTGCGTGCTTCATTGATGTAGGCAACGAGTTCCGAGTCCTGAAAGTAATTTCCGGACGTATCGTGCAACAGGAACCTTACGTCGAACAGGTAATCAGCGAGCCAATCCCGTCGATGCGCGAATGCGGAGGTCAGGGCCATT